TCATGCCCTTTGTTTTCTGTAGTGGCAACGAAAACATTACCTACTTCTATTTGCGGAGTTTGTAACAACATATAACTTCTTACTGCACCGTTAGCCTAGCTTGCCCAGAACGATACGTGTCAGAGCGTAACTTACCGTCACCCAGTACCTTGAGTAACGACATAGCTGATACGTACATCTTATCGTAAAGCGCAATCATATCAGGCTCACCCTTCATAAACCGTATAGCTTCTACTAGGGCACCGTTTAGTAGCGCAGAGTCAAACTCATCGCCAAGATAGGTGGTGCTAGCGGTAACAATAGACTCAGGATAGTAGCCGTAATGAAGCTCTGTTGAGTAATTACTGTTGGGTGTAGGCCCAAGAATAAACGCGTCATCGTTGAATATAGCGTAGTGCTTAGGTACTCCCGTTGCTGTGCTGGTGGAATACGCCTCGCGTATGAAGTTAACGTCTTTGTTTAGTAAGAACGTGTAGTTACCACTACCGTCTATGACTGCTAGGCTGTATACGTACAAAAAATCAGTAGGGACTGACAGATACACGTTACTGGATGTCATGGTGCCAGTAACATTTTTACGCAGTGCGGGTATCTGCACAGCGTTGTATATCTTCTGTTCCGCCTGTTTCGTGAACATAGCGAGCTGGTCATCTGTGAACGTAAGCTCACAAATGTCCTCAATATTTGTTTTTAGCTCGGTATAGTTCATGTTTTACGCCATAGGGCCGCGAGCCATAAGTCCTTTTGTAGCAGCGCCTGTACCACGAACTTTGATTCCAGTGGTCTTAACGCCCTTCATATCAGGCTTAGGTGCATCTTTTACTTCTTTGATTTTACTATCTTTTTTCATAGCTATTCTCTAAGTTGTTGTCACTGTTACTGTTCCGACTTGCCCTGTTGCTACTAAGTCGTTAGGAGTTAGCCCAAAGGGGTCATCACCTGCGCCTACAGGGTTCCATCCCCACTGTATCTGCCTACTGCTATTAGCCCCTGCTACCCCTAAACTCCTATCAGGTCTTGGGTCGCGTATGGCTTGCGGGTCGTCTACTGGAAACTCGCCTAGCTTTAGCTGCGGCTGACCGGGGTTCCAACAGGTAGGACACGCCTTTAAGTTTGTATCACGCCCTTTGCGTATTAAATTCTTTAACTCACGTAGCTTATACTGAAACCCACAAATGTCACATTCAGCAATGGCTCTTTTAGTGGATGCAAACCTATTAGACATAGCTGATGCGCGGCACAAAGCGTGCAGCGGTCTTATCCCTATCTTCCCCAGCCGCCAAGGCAAACTGCTCTTCGTAGGCGTCTTTTAGCATGGGTACCCGTGCCATAAGCTCTGGTTCTTTCATAGATATGTAGTACGCCAGTCCAGCGACCAGACACGGAAAGAACCTGAAGTTCATATCAGCGGTCTCTACGCCAGTACCCGCGTCCTGTATACGTCGCATACGGTAATACTTGAATATGTACTCGTCGTTTTTGTCAGGTACAGGCCACACGTTGATCTTAGGATTGTCTCTAAGACGTTCTACGTAAACCTGAATCGGCCTGCCTTCTGTTAACTTGTTAGGTATGGATGCGTATGTGCTGACGCTAATACGACTTATGGTCAGATCAGACTGCGTAGTAGTGTTTCCACTGTTTGTTCGTATGACTTGTTCTAGCAGGTCAATGGTATCGGCAGGCAAATCATATTGACTTGTGCCCTTAACCATCGTCACAGTGCCTTCGTCAATCGTCCACATATTGATGCCACGATTCTGCCACTCAATGGTCATCAGGTTCATAGAGCGTCTGGCGGTGCGTAAGTCATACCCAGAACGCATTTCACGACCCGCACGTTCCCACGCTTCTTCAGCGATCTCCGTGAAGTCCATATCAAATGCTGTTGTTCCAGATGTTGTCATGGCCTATTACCTTGTACGTACAGCGTCTTCTTCCTACGCTTGTTCATTACTGCGCCACAACCTTTGTGATTTGCGCGTATTGGGCCACCAGCTTTCGCTGTTTTAACCTTGGCTTTGGGAGTATTAGATACTACCTGCTGCCCTGTGGCACCTGCCTTTTTCTTCTTACGCGCTGTGGTAGCGCGTTCAGACTGGCTCAGTGACTGTGCTTTAGCTTTAGGTAAGCAGCGATCTGGGTTCTTTTTGTCTTTCGACGTGCCGCATGGCCCTTTGATCTTGCCATCGGTGCCAATACGAACCCACTGCTGATCCCGCCACTGTTTAAGCTGCCCCATTACTTACTCTTCTTCTTGCTGCCCTTAGCATAGTTAGGGTCTTTGCAATACTTAGAAGCCGCCATGTTCGCATAAGCAGACGGGTAGGTATCAAACGTGCGCTTGGCCCACGCTTTGCCTTTCGGGCAGATCTTACCGCCCGACTTCACTTTACCGCCTGACTTGTAATAACGTCTCATCGCATTTTAGCCTTACGTAGACCTTTCCGCTCAATACCGGCACCGCGAACTTTACCGCCTTTCTTAAACTTCAAAGGCATTTCTTCTTTGGGCGATCTAGGTGCGCGAGCCTCTGTTTCTTGTTTAGCCACTCGTTTGTCACGCATAGTGTCCTGCTGTCTGCGTATAGACTGAGGACTCCGCGTCCGTGTAACACCTACATTAGCTTTATCCGCCATGTCACTTACGGTTTTGTCACGGTCACTAAGCTCTTTCTTAGCCGCTTCGACAGCTTTCTTTCCAAACTTTGCGGCTGCTGCCCTAGCACCGTTTGATGCTAAAAATTGAGCTACTGCGCCTAGTGCTGGTAATGGCATATATTTCTCCTAACGCATCTTCGCTGGACGTACGCCCTTACGAGCTATGCCAGCGCCTCTTACTTTGCCACCCTTTTTGTAGCCCTTATACAGACTAGGGTTCTCTTTTATACGCTGTCGTTTTTTCTTCTGGGCAGCTTTTTTCCTTTTCTCTTCAGCTAGGCGTTTTTCTCGGTATGCAAGTATTTCTTCCATAGTTGGCCTGTCTTCTGACATACCGGGAATAAGACCTCTAACGCCTTCTTTCTCATATCCAGCACCAAAGACATCTTTGCGAGCTTCATTTAGTTCTCCAATAAAACTAAATGGCCCTTTGCTTTTTTTATCTTTAGCCATACCTAACTCCTAACGCATCTTCGCTGGACGTACGCCCTTACGAGCGATACCGGCACCGCGAACCTTTTGCTTCTTACCACCAGCGGCTCCACCTTTTGAGTAGCCCTTGGTCTTCATCATGCCGCCTTTAGCCATGTAACCCATCTTGTTACGTACTTGCTTTGGTAGCTTTTTGAGTCCCGTATTGCCTTCTGGTGCTTTCTTCAGTGGGCCACCAACAGCCATGCCCTTGGCTTTCATTTTACCGCCAGCACTCATGCCTTTGGCTTTCATCTTGCCACCAGCACTATAACCTTTGGACTTCATCTTACCGCCAGCTTTCATGCCCTTGGCTTTCATTTTCGACTTCATCATGCCGCCACCCATAGCTTTCTTAGGTGGACGCTTACCTTCGCGATCCATGAAGTTTAGGTACTGCCGTAGGGTCATGCCCGTCTCTTGTAACTGCTCACGGGTTACATTGGCACGCTTATCTCGGCCTTCACCGACATTACGTCCGCCTTTACCAGTCACCGTGCCGCGTAATGGACGTGGTGGCTTCTTAGCTGTTGGCTTCGCAGGAGCCTCCGCTTTAGGGGGGCGAGGTGCAGTTGTAGGTGGCGTTTGTGGCTTCGCTGGGCGTTTTGCTTTTGGGTCAGCAGCGTTAGCCAAACTGATCGCAGAGGGGCGCTTAGGCATTGGACGGTCTTTCTTGACCATAGCCATGTTAGCTTCGCGCTCTCGCTTCATTCGATCCTGTCGTAGCTGTTCTTTATTCTTAGCGCCGCCCACAGCCGTTTTACTAGGTTCACTACGTCTACGTGCCGCAGCACCTCTTTTAAGCCTGCGTCTAGTACCCGGAGGCGTATTATCTATCTTAATCATGGCTTACTCCTTGTCTGCGTACAGATTATCAAACACTTGATTCACGTCGAGCGTGTAGTCCAGATCGGACTTGCTGTAGTGAATGTGTTGAGAAGGACGAAAATCTGGTGCGCCCTCTCCCGTTTCAAACCAAGCGGGATGTGTCACCCGCACCCTATTATTTGGTAGAGCCACGATGTTACCCGTATATGGGCCAGCATCTAACAGCTCCATCACATGACTCTGCTTGTGTTGTGCAGGGTCGTCAGCAATCTCATTGTTTGTATAGTCCACTGTGAACATATACTTCGCGGGGTACATTTCCCCGTCAATCTTAGCCATCCAAGGACACGGTGTGGCTCTATCAAGCACGTACACAGCGTGATCCCTCGAACTGCAATCCCAAGGCTGCGCTGCCCACACAGGCATAGGTTCGGGCCACTCCTCTAACGGGGTATCCCCTACCAACGCTGTAATCGGCATTCGTGCCCACATCGCACCTCCATGCACATTGGGTTCATCTTCTTCGTCGTATGTTTCAGCTCCAGTAAAAATTACCTGAAAACTCAAACACCTAGTTGGCATCGTTGTTACTGCAATCGCCATAGCGTGAATAAACTCGCCGTGGTACTTCTCGTGATTGTGTGTGTACTCCTTTCGCACCCAGCACTTAAAGTACGGGATGTTACTTTGCAAGTATGCCATCTAACAGTTCCACCTCTTCCTCGCCTGCCTTAACCTTGAGTTAGGATCTTTGGCTGCTTTTGGAAATTTCTTCATTTGTCCCGCAGAACGTGCACAGAACGACTTTCGACGCGCTGCACGCTTTCCAGTGGGTTTTTTCTCTGTCACTGCGGTTTGCAGCTTACTACCGGGGTTTTGCCGTCTGTATTTAGCAACGCCTTTTGCTGTCATACCAGCACCAGACTTAGTGGGGCGCTTGTCCCCACTCTTTACAGACATGCCCGCCATACCACCTTTTTTGAACGAGGGGCATGGCGATGCCTTCTTGTAGTAGTTACGCATGGAACGCCGTGATAGACGTAAACGTACCTCCTGTATAGGTAATGATTATCCCACTTGGGAATCGCACACCTTCTACTGGTATGGTCACATCTCGCGTCACAGTTGCACTAGCCACAGTTCCTATCTCCATCAGGGTTGTACCTGAAACAGAAGTAGTCCTGAACTTTATAGTGCCTGCTGTGCCTGAGTTGACAATATACGCACCTTTTAACCTAGCAGGGCCAGCAAAGATGTTGTCTGCACAGCTTGCACTAACTCCAGCTTTTACATTACCTGCTGGGTCGCCCGCAGCGGTTATAGAAGCAATGGTCTTGAAGAAATTACTGCTAGTAGCAACACCCGCATTTGCGCCGGTAACTGACTCTGTTAAAGCAGCGCCAAAAATATCTGTACCTACTACAGTAAACGATATTTCGTCGTCATCCCCAGCAGAGGTAATCGTTACAAGTTGCCCTGAGTTCAGAGTAACTGAACCACCAGAAGCTAAAGCGCCCCCAATGGTTAACGCCGCATTGTTACCAACAGCAGCATTTTCGGATATACCATCGTCGTCTGCGGCGATACCTGCGGTCTTAAATACCGCAATTACATCAGACATACCCATGATTACCCCCTGTTACGCTATCTGAACGTACTCAATAATGAACGTAAAAGAACCAGCGGTAGTTGCATCAACAGTATTAGTAATGTTGCAGAAAATAGTTCTTGCAGCAGAAGTATACTGAACAGAAGCAGGAGCCGTAGTACCGCTTTGAGTCTGAGCCACAAGCGTTGTTGTGGTTACGTTGTGCTCTACAACAGTCGTGCCGCCGTCTAGGATCTCATCGGTCACTGCCGCAACGATCTGTGCGCCGGAGCTAGATGTGCCAACCTCATAACCAATGTCACCTGTACCAATAACTGGCGAGGTATCACAGAAGATCTTGATGTCAGTGATGATCGTGTTTGCAGGCTGAGTAAACTCACCAATAGAGGGACTATCGCCAGCGGTGGTGTTAACCGTTACGCCTGTAGCGAAGCCAACATGCTTGATGTATTTGTCAGTAACAATGCCGGTAGAGGCAATGTTTGCAACGTCTGTTATAGCGCCAGTAGTGGCATTTTTTGAAACTACAGTGAAGCCATTTTCCGAACGGACTGGGCCGTTGAACGTCGTATTAGCCATGAGTATCTCCTGTCTTGGCTAGTGTCAGGCACGGGATGCACCTGTCAGGGATAAGCTACTTATACAGTAGAAAAAGAAAAGGGGCAACAATGTGCCCCTTCTCATGCAGCGTTTTACGCTCCGGGTGAACCGAAAATCCCAAGTGGGTCGGACACGCCAAAAGAGTATCGCTCGCGGGCTTTATAGCGCGAGTTGCCCGTATCGAAGTCTGCATCCATAGATGTAGCCATCGGGGTACGAACAAAGTGCTTCAAGCCATTCGGTACGTCAGTGGTCAAGAAGAAAGCATCTGTGTCAGTCAGATAGTGATTGACTGTGTAGCCTTCTGGGATTGACCCATTGCTGCGGATCGCGTTCAGATCGTTGTCAGCGGTTCCGACTCGACCTTCAGTCTCTAGCAAACGAGTTGCCACAAACATCAGATTGGGTGGGATGACCAGCTTACGAGGACGTGCTGCGATCAACAGACCACGCTCATCAGTCCAACCAGCGATCTGGATAACGGCGGCTTCCAAAGAAGTCTCGTTAAGATCAGCCGCGACAGCGGGACGGTTTGAGTTGGTACCACCAGAAACAAGCGGGTGTGCGGTTGAACACAGAGTCTGTCCGTCACCGTAAGTGGTGCCAGCAGCAAACGCATTGTTCAAAATTGCAGCACCTTTAACCTGCTTGGTGTACGCCATAGCCCGTGCCAGAGCCTTCGTGTAACGAGCTGACAGCGAATCGTAGAGATTATCTTCGATTGCTTCCTCGGTAACACTGAAGCCCATAGCAATGGTTTCGTGCGTATAGCGAGCAGTAAATGCTTCTTGTGCGTTGTCATACTCAATCGCAGAACCTTCGTCTTTGACGGGGGCTGCGGAGAAACCTGACAACTTGGTTTCTTCTTCAAATGAGCGGTCAGAAGTCTCTGATTCAAAGATTTCTTTGTGCTCTTCACCGTACTTAGCATACTCCATTCCAAACAAGGCGTTCAGTCCGGGTAGGAGTTCTTTAAGTAATTGCGCTCTTGAAATAGCCATTTTACTCTACTCCTTATATGCCAGTCGTGTTGTTGAATGCATGACCTGCATTCCACTTCACATAGGCTTCAGTGAACCCGCCAGAGCTGTTCTTGGTTTCTTGAACCAAGTCAACAATACGGAATGGAAGCGTTGCTGTAGTGGCAGACGTATCAAGGATAGCGCCACGGGAATTACCCGAAATGCTGTCCCCAGTATTGTCTACACCAGCTACATTCGCGCCAATGTCAGTTATCGCCAAGTCACCAATCGTCGTGCCAGAAGACACAACAGCAGCCTTAAACAATACATCAGTTGCATCGCACACATACGCTTCAATATCAGAAGCGGCGGTACTAGCAATGTAGTTTTGCCTAAAGGTCTTTTGATTAGTGTTGGGATCGGTGTATGAAACACCCATGAAGACTCCAATTGGAGTCATAGCAGCGTCGAACGTATCACGCTCAACGGTGCCGCCGGTCACTAGCTTAACAGCGTCCCCGTAGAAGATTGCGGTTCCGTAGCCACTAGCAATGCTGTAGTGACGTACAGTTCCAACGTAAGGGACACCACTTAACAGTTTGACCGGAACAAGCCCATAAGGGCCATCTACAGTAGGATAAGCCATTTTTAGCTCCTATTAAGTTCCGTTGCCAAAAGTCACCTTTGTCTTTCTTTCGTTAAACAAAGGCATACGTGCGTCATTTTCACGCATCAGGTTGTTATCCACAGACTGTATTTGGTTTCTGGCTTGCTGTTCATAGTATGCGGTTCTCTCATCTACGATCTCTTGAGGTACTTTGCACAACAAGAGTCCGCCTTGGACTATGTTATCAGCAAACCTTTCCTGCTCCACGTTCAACACTGTGAACTTTGGGTAGTCTTCGGCCCTTACGGGTTCCCAACCTTCGCGTAATTTTGAGGATACATTAGTAGCATCTACCTGACCTAGCATAGACACGCGAACCCAACGAAATGCGTAGCCGTCTTCTGGCTCAGGGGTAGGTAATACCTCTGGGCGCTCCCAAGATCGCTTACGAGTCTTCGTCTCACGGTTCTCACTGTCACGCTTGATTCTGTTCTCAGCCATTATTGTTCCTCATTTCAAGTGCAGCCTGTCTGGCGTATTCTTCTAACGGTACTCCGAGTCTGTTAGCGAGTGCTACCTGTGTTTTAGTTAGCGTCACTTTGTTCGGTGCTGTGCTTCGCGTTGCGGGAGCCACTACATTAGCAGATTGCTTGCGTGTCTCCTGCGGTTCTTGCTGCTCTACAACATCATCGAACTCTTCTGGGAATACTTTTCGCATACGAGCATCTATCGTCTCGTAGTATTCATCAGTGCGCGGGTCAACCCCGCCCTTAACCAATTTTTGATGCAACCCCATAGCGTATGCTGTCATCTCGTCATCAACATGGAACCAAGAAGAGTTTTTCTCTACCCATGCCTCTGCTTTCGGATCACGTACTCGTTCTGGAGCGAGTTGAGGTTCTTGTACCTCAGTATCTTCTTCTTGTAAAGAAGGTAATTTGAAATTATCCAGCTTATCTGCTTTTAGTTTGGCAGTAGTTAGATGTTCTTGCGCTTCTAGCAGTCTATCAGCGTCACCACTTTCGTAAGCATCCTTGTACGCTATTTTCGCGCCATTAAGTTCAGAGTCAACCACACGTTTGGCTTGATCTAACAAAGCCTCGCGTGTCGTGCCTACATCACCCTTTAAGGTCTTATTCTCTTCAACAAGCCTCTGTGCCAGCGATTCTAACTCTTGTCGCTCTCGCAGGGCGGTTTCTTTAGCGCGTCGTTCGTCGTGGTACCCTTTGCTGATGTGCTGTATCCGCTTTCGTACTTTGTCGGAGTAGCCTTCAAGCTCTTCATCCGTGACATCAGTCGGGGGCTTAGATGGCCTACGGTCACGATCAGCCTCTGGCGTGTCATCGACAACCTCGATCTCCAACTCTGCTTTCGGTTCTTCAACCTCAATCTCAGGTTCAACAGGAGTATTTGCATACTCTTCCGCAGTCTTCTT